GAGGCAGCGGTTGCGGCTATTCGCGATTGCGACGGTGGCAACTTCAACGCCGCCGGCGAAGTCACGCCCCGTCGCCGTGATTGCGATCTGGAAATCAAAGCGTACGTGTTAGACGAGGTGCCGCCGTCAGTCAGCGCATGGTGCGCAGTCGCGTGGACTAACAAGTGCGGCGAGATAGAAGGTTATGTGCAAGCGCGCCCGCAGCCTGAGGAGAAGCGGTCATCGGATATTGTTGCGTGGGAGTGGGACGGCCGGACCGAGTGGCGCGCAGTCGGATACGGGCAAACGCGCGAGCAGGCCGTCCGTCGGGCTATCGAATTATGGCGCGCGTGCACTGCTAGCGACGCGGCCAAGGCCGCAACGACATGGAGACGCACATGACGCTGAGAGCCGTGCTGTTCCCGCTGTTCCTCGTGCTGGCCGTGATCTGCTTCGTGCTCGCCACCGCCGGCGTCTCGTTCCCGCGCGTCAATCTCGTCGCGCTGGGCCTCGCGTTCTTCGCGGGCCGCGCACCTCGTGCCGCGCTCATGAACAACGCGACGGCTGCTGTGAGGTTGGCTGTTCTTGACGTGCAGATAACGACGGCACTGCAGGCGCTCGATGCGTTGCGGCAGACGATTGTTGTAGAGCGCGCGCACCTGGAGGGATGCCACGACAGGACGTGCCCGTCGCATCGTGAGCACCGGGAGATGACGAACGCAGCTCTAGATGCATTTGCTCGTACCCTGCGCCCGGATAGTACGAGTGTGGTAATGTGGGACGGCGAGACGTTCCGACCTGGCACCAGTGAAGATCTCGAGCGTGAACTGCGCGAGCGATTCGGGATTACTGTGACACCGCCAGTGGTCTCCGACACGGTCAGGACGATGAGCTTTATCAACGACATTGTCGCCGCGCACGCTCGCAACCTCGTCGCTACGACCAACCGCACTATCTGGCGCGCATTGGAAGAGGAACTCGGAGTCGACGTTGCAGAGATCGAGCGGCTGATGGCCAATGACCCGCGTGCAGCCTACGACGCCGTCACGCACGCGGTCAAAACGAGATTTGGCCCGAACGCGGAGCTGTATGTCGAGGAAATGCCGAATTCCGACACATACCGGCACGCGCGGTTAGTGATCTCCTCTGACCCAGCGGGATCGATCGTGTGCACGCGACTGTGGTCCCGCGAGATTGTCCTGCCGCGAGTTTCATTTCCTGTGACACCGCCGACGTAACCACAGTCTCCATCCCGTGAGCGCGGTCCCGCTGACCACTTCTCCTGCCCGGCAAAGAGTCATAAAGCCGGTCCCGACGCACCTTCCGTCGGGCGAGCGGTTCGTCCGCTGGACCACCATCCACGGGATATTCTGCTGGCCTGAGAAGCTCGGCGGCCACCCTGTCGGGCGCGCGCTGTTCGTTCTCGGTCAGGCTGGCATGCAGTGCCTCCGATGCAACCGCAGACTGTACGTGCTTCACCATATCGCCTCAGAGCAGGTGCTCACCGTTGCGGCATCGTACGACGAATTGATCGCGATCCAGCGGGAGCGCATGACGGAATTTGAGGCGCTACATTACCTCGGCGTCATTGCACCACCCGGCGCGCGCGCGTAAGGCGCTGCCGCTGTAAGACAATCCAAGCACGCCCGGCCTGTCGCCGGCTCGCCCCACTCCCGGGGCGCGCCGGCGTTTTTCGTTTCCCACACCTCGAGCGCAATGCACCGATGGCACAGCCAACCGAACCGAGCGAGCCCGTCAGCGGCTACACGGTGGCCGACGTGCTCGAGGACATGCTGGACGAACTCCGCTCGCTGACCAAGGGCGGCATGGACGGGATGCGACCCGCGACGATCGCGCGCTACGAACGGGCGACCACCGTGCTCCGGGCGCTCCGGGTCTCGAACGTCCGCCGTCCGGGCTGGACGCTGCCGCAATGAGCACGCCGAGCAAGGCACCCGAGGCGCCGGAGACGGAGCCGCTCACCGACATGGAGCGGCAGTTCTGCCTCGAGTACCTGATCGACCTGAACCGGTCCGCGGCCGCGCGCCGGGCCGGATACAGCCTCCGATCGGCGAGACAACTCGCGCACAAGCTCTACCGCCAGCCACGCATCCGGGCCGAGATCGATCGGCTGATGGCCGAACGCGCACGCCGCACCGAAATCACGGCCGACCGCGTGCTCCGCGAGCTCGAGCAGCTCGCGTTCAGCGACGTGAGGAACTTCCGCGTCTCGGACTCCGGCAAGCTCACCGTGCGCGGAGACGCCGAATCGATCGCGAGCCGCGCGGTGCAAAGCATCAAGCGCGTGCGCCGCGTCGACGAGGACGGCATCACCACCACCACCATCGAACTCCGGCTCTGGTCCAAGCCGGAAGCACTGCGGCTCGCGATGCAGCATCTCGGCATGCTGCGCCAGGTGGTCGACGTGCGCGACCGCACGCTCGAGGATCTCTTGCGGAACGTGCCGCCCGTCTCCGACGACGAGAACGCGGCATGACCGTGGCGGTGCGATACGACACGCGGACCGCGCACGCGCCGGCGCTCGCGCACGGCATTGCGCGCCTCAAAGGCTCGTTCCGCGCGTGGGCCGAGACCTGCTACTACATCCGCACGAAATCCCAACGCATCGAGCCCTTGCGGCTCAACGCGGTGCAGCTGGCGCTCGAGCGTGCGGAACGCGAGGAGCTCGCCCGGAAAGGTGAAGCGCGGCTCTTCGTCCTCAAGGCACGGCAACCCGGCGTCACGACGTACGAGCAGGCCAAATCGCTGCACTTGGTCTGGGGCACGCCCTACACCGACGCGCTGACGTTGGCCGACCGCCGCGATCGGACCGACGAAATCTTCGACGTGACGCGCCGGGCGATCGAGCACTTCCCGCGCGCGCTCCGCCCTGTGTTAGGCGAAGCGCAGACGCGCGAGATCACCTTCCCCGGACTCGACACGCGGTTCCTGACCGACACCGCGCGCGGCGAGCCCGGCCGCGGCCTGACGTTAGGCCGGCTGCACTGCTCCGAGTTCGCCTACTTCGAGGATCCCGAAGGCGCGCTCGGCTCGGCCGGTCCCGCGCTCATCCCGCAGGGCTCGGTCGTCGTGCTCGAGACGACAGCCAGCGGCCACGGGAGCGCGGCGCACACGTTCTGGCAGCACGCCACCGAGAAGGGCTACCGGAAACTCTTCTTCCCGTGGTGGGTCTGCGATCCAACCAACTATCGCCTGCCCCTTTTCGAGCCCGACGAGTTAGGCGCGCTCTCCGATGAGGAGCGCACGCTCATCGCGCACCACGGCGTGGCGCACGAGCAGATCAAATGGCGACGCGCCAAGATCGCCGAGTACGGGCGCACGATCTTCCTCCAGGAGTACGCCGAGGACGAGGAGAGCTGCTGGGCCGCGGCCGAGGGCATGTTCTACGACGTCGAGACGCTGCGCGATCTCCTCCTCCGCGCGCCAGAGGCGACCGAAACGCATCTCGGCGGCACGCTCAACCTCTACGTCGGGCGCGACGAGACCGGCGCGATTGATCTCCCGTACGGCGAGCGACTCATCGGCGGCTGCGACACCGCCGAAGGCGGCGGCGGCGACCGCACGGCGTGGGTCATCCGGAGCTGGCCTTCCTGGCGGCTCGTCGCGACGTGGCAAGATCCCTACGCCGAGCCCACCGAAGCAGCCGACATCCTGCACACCTGGTCGCGCGAGATCGCTGGCCCGCGCGAGCTCCCGTTCTGGGTGATCGAGAAGAACATGCACGGCATCACCGTGCTCCGCCGGCTGCGCGACGTGCACGACTACCCGACGGATCTCCTCTATCACCGCGCCCCGCTCGACGAATCGTCGGAGCGCTATCACGACCGCATCGGCTGGGCGACCACCGGCGAGACCAAGCCGCTCATGCTGGACGCCGGCCGCCAACTCTTGAAAGCCGCGCACGAACGGCGCGTCGACGTCCCGTCCACGGCGGCGCTCCGCGATGCGTTAGGCGTCCTCCGCGGCGTCGCCGGCACGGCGCAACTCACTGGTAAAGACGTGCTCGTGTCCGAGATGCTGGCGTGGCTCGGTCGCGAGAACGTGGCGCAGAACGAGAGCATGGGCGGCGCGCTCGTCACACTCTAAACACGGGGCCGCACGCATGGCCGACAACACCGCTAGCACCACCAGTTACGCCACCTCGAGCACGCAGCGCGCGAATCCGACGACCGCACCGCGCTCGTGGCTCGAGTTCGAGCATCCCGAATACACGAAGCTCAAGAATCAGTGGGAGTACGCCATGGACCACTACACGGGCGACGTCCTGCTGACGCGGAAGCTCGAGTTCTACTTGCGGCAGCGGGCGCAAGGCGAGTCCAACCAGGCGTACCAGGAGCGCGCGTCGCTCTCTGATTACACGAATCACTTCGCAGCGATCGTGGACTCGATGGTCGGCATGGCGATGTCCGTCGAAGCGAACGCGAACCGCGTGTTCGGCACCGATAAGGAGCCCGGGTTAGGCGACCCGACCGACCTCGCGACGCCGATCGGGAAGCTCTACGTGCGGTGCGACGACGAGGGGAACTCGTACGAGACCGTGCACCGGCAACTCGGCATGTACTTCACCGTCATGCACCGGAGCTGGGGGTTGGTCGACGCCGGGCCCGACGACGAGACGCGGCTCCGCTATCTCGACCCGCGCATGGTCACCAACTGGTGGGTGAATCCCACCACGCGGCTCCTCGAGGCGGTGCTCCTCCGCGAGTCGTGCGACGAGCGCACGGGCATCAAGACGAATCCGGCGCAAGGCGCGGCTGAGACGCGGTACGTCCTCTTTGAGATCGGCGGCTGGACGCGGTGGTACACGAACAAGAAGGGCGAGGCGCTGCAGGTGAAAGGCGCGGCCGGCAGCGGCACGTACCACTACGAGAGTTACGACCGCACGCCGGTGCTGCCGATCTATCCGTGCCGGCTCTCGCTCCGCCGCATGGTGGGCTGGCTCCTCGCCAAGAAGTGCAACGCGATCTACAACGCCGAGTCGGCGCGCGACCATCTCATCCGCGTCGCCAACTTCCCGCGGCTCAACGTGTTCGGGCCGTCCGAGCACTTCAAGAAGATCGAGGAGGACCTGAAGAAAGGCATCAACATGCTCCACAACCTGCCCTCGCAGCAGGGGAAGGGGCACGACTACATCGCGCCGCCGACGCAGAACGCGGAGGTCGCGAGCAAGGTGCTCGAGCGGAAGGTCGAGGAGCTCTGGATCACGGGCTTCCGAGAATACTCGCAAGCCGCGCAGCAGCGGACGGCGACCGAGGTCCGGCAGGACATCGCGATGGGCGTCGGCGCGTTCCTGCAGCTCTTCAAGTCGGCCATGGACGAGGCCGAGAACAACGCGCTCTGGCGCATCGCGCAGCGGGAGTTCCCGGACAAGCCGGCGGTGTGGTTCCTCCCGCGCGTCCAGCGCTCGGA